GCAGTATCGTTCGCAAGCCAATTGGTGTATATTTCGTTCGCTAGCGCATAGTACCCAGATTGCTTCCCTGTTGTTTGGACACTATTGGGTTGTTGGTTGCTCCTTCGGTCTGGAACTCCCTGCGCTAGTTCCAATTCGCATGGGGATTGACTCTAGGGACTACTGGGGTAGCGCAACAGTCTCCAGCCGTGTTGGTGAAAGTGAATTACGCCGCTATGCGTACCGAGTAATACCTTCGCTCTGTCCCTTGAAGAAATCGGTTCTTAGCCACCAACAACCCTTCGGGTTCTTTTCCACGTTCGCATAATGTTTAAACGTGCTATATTCCGTTCGTACAAATGTTCGCACGGAGGTTCGCATGGAAAAGAAAACCAAACTGGTCTACGACTTCATCGTGGCCTGCCAGCAAATACGCAAGATCACACCCTCCTACCGAGAGATTGCCATTGGTCTTGGCATGAAGAGCAAGTCCAACATCTTTCGATACATCCGCAAGTTGGAGAAGATGGGGGCCATTGAGACACAGCCCAAGAAGATGCGAACCATCAAATTGACCAACAAAGTGGTCAACGACATCGTCAAGCTATGAGTTTGCTGACATCTGAGGAAATTGAGCAATACCTCCAGATGTTGGAGACGCTCCCTCCTGAGCATGAGATGATCCCAAAGATCAAGCTTCTGATGGAAGCTGATCGCCGTGAGCAATGCAAAGACAAGTTCATACCGTTCGTGGAGGATATGTGGCCCTCCTTCATCGCAGGGCGACACCACAAAATCATGGCAGATGCCTTTGAGCGGGTTGCCAATGGCAAGTTGAAGCGCCTGATCATCAATATGCCGCCTCGACACACCAAGTCAGAGTTCGCATCCTTTCTGTTCCCATCATGGTTTCTGGGCAAGTACCCACACAAGAAGATCATTCAGACCGCCCACACCGCCGAACTCTCAGTTGGCTTTGGTCGTAAGGTCAGGAACTTGGTCAACACAGCCCAGTACCAGCGAATCTTTCCCACAAAGTTATCTACAGACAGCAAAGCCGCTGGACGCTGGAACACAAACAAGGGCGGTGACTACTTCGCCATCGGCGTAGGCGGTGCGGTGACCGGAAAAGGCGCTGACGTTCTCATCATTGATGACCCCCACTCAGAGCAAGAGGCCATGCAGGGCGACCCAAAGGTCTACGACAGGGTCTATGAGTGGTACAGCTCAGGCCCTCGTCAGCGTTTACAGCCCGGAGGAGCCATCATCATCGTGATGACTCGCTGGTCAAAGCGGGATTTGACGGGTCAGGTGGTGTCAAACTCTGTCAAAAGGGATGGAGATGAGTGGGAGGTCATTGAATTTCCGGCGCTGATGCCGTCTGGAGCCCCTCTTTGGCCTGAATTTTGGTCGCAAGAAGAGCTTGAAGCCATCAAATCAGAGATTCCAGTCCCAAAATGGGAGGCTCAATACCAACAAAACCCCACATCCGAGGGCGGTGCGCTTATCAAGCGGGAAATGTGGAAGATTTGGGACAAAGATCACCCGCCAGACTGCGAATACACCATCCAAAGCTGGGATACGGCGTTTGAAAAGCACAATCGGGCTGACTATTCCGCTTGCACCACATGGGGAGTGTTCCGGCATCCTGATGACAAGGGCAATGCCCAGCCAAACATCATCTTGCTGGACGCATTCAAAGACCGTTTGGAGTTTCCTGAGCTGAAAGCAAAGGCTTTTGAGATGTACAACGAATGGGAACCTGACACCCTGCTGATCGAAAAGAAGGCGGCAGGAGCCCCGTTGATCTATGAAATGCGGCGCACAGGAATCCCTTTGCAGGAGTACACACCAAGCAAAGGCAATGATAAGATAGCCCGTGTAAACGCAATATCTGACATATTTGCGTCCGGCTTTGTCTGGTGTCCAGATAGACGCTGGGCTGAAGAGGTCATGGAGGAGTGTGCTTCATTCCCAAATGGTGAGCATGACGACTTAGTTGACTCAACCAGTCAGGCGCTGTTAAGGTTCCGGCAGGGCGGTTTTCTCCGTTTAAACACGGATGATGAAGAAGACTTTGTCCCCCGCCGAAAGAAAGCGGCCTACTACTGAGGAACCCCATGATTGAAAAAAGTTTGTACCAAGCGCCAGCAGGACTCGCCGTCATAGAAGAGGCTCCTTCCATTGAGATCGAAATTGAGCTTATTGGCGAGGATGAAGACGCATCAGTTGAAGATGTAGAGACTCCAGACATTCCATTTGATGCCAATCTTGCAGAGCATATTGACCCCAAGGAATTGAGTTCAATTGCCAATGAATTGCTTGGCGACATTGAGGATGATCTGAACTCCCGTAAGGATTGGATGCAAACCTATGTCGATGGACTCGAACTCCTTGGCATGAAAATCGAAGAGCGATCGGAGCCTTGGGAGGGTGCTTGCGGTGTTTACCACCCACTGCTCTCAGAGGCGCTGGTTAAGTTCCAAGCAGAAACCATCATGGCGACATTCCCTGCCGCTGGGCCAGTCAAGACCCAGATCATTGGCAAGGAAACTCCAGAGAAAAAAGAAGCCGCCAACCGTGTTCAAGAAGACATGAATCATGAGTTGACGGATGTGATGACCGAGTACCGCCCAGAGCATGAGCGAATGATTTGGGGATTGGGTCTGTCAGGCAACGCATTCAAGAAGGTTTATTTTGATCCTGCGCTTGACCGTCAGACATCCATCTTTGTGCCAGCCGAAGACATCATCGTGCCCTACGGCGCATCCTCTCTACAGACATCTCCTCGTGTCACCCATGTGATGCGTAAAACCAAGAATGAACTTGCTCGCTTGGTTCATCAGGGTTTTTACATTGACGAGGAGCTTGGTGAGCCAAGCACAAGCCTTGATGAGGTAGAGAAAAAGATTGCCGAGAAGATGGGCTTCAAGGCGACAACAGATGAGAGGTACAAACTCTATGAAGTCCAAGTTGATCTTGACATCCCCGGATTTGAAGACTGCGATGAAGATGGAGAGCCAACCGGCATTGCTCTGCCGTACATCCTCACCATCGACAAAGAAACAACAACCGTGCTGGCTGTGCGCCGCAACTGGCGACCAGAAGACGATACCCACCAAAAACGAAACCACTTTGTCCACTATGGATATGTCCCCGGCTTTGGCTTCTACTATTTTGGCTTGATCCATCTGATCGGCGCATTTGCTAAGTCAGGCACATCACTGATCCGTCAATTGGTGGACGCTGGCACTTTGGCAAATCTTCCCGGAGGCTTCAAGACCAAGGGCATGAGAGTCAAGGGCGATGACACCCCGATATCCCCCGGAGAGTGGCGAGATGCTGACGTTGCGTCAGGAACACTCAAAGACAACCTTTTGCCATTGCCGTACAAAGAGCCAAGTCAAGTGCTGATGGCTTTGCTTGGCAACATCGTGGAAGAAGGCCGCAGAGCCGCAGGATCAGGTGATTTAAACGTGGCGGATATGTCTGCCAACGCACCGGTTGGCTCCACGCTGGCGCTGTTGGAGCGCACCTTAAAAGTAATGTCTGCTGTTCAGGCTCGTATTCACTACTCCATGAAGCAGGAATTGGTGTTGTTGCGAGACATCATTCGTGACTACACCCCAGACGAATACACCTACGAGCCAGAAGAGGGTAGCCGTAGCGCCAAGAAGTCAGACTATGACTGCTGTGATGTTGTTCCTGTCAGCGACCCCAACGCCGCCACAATGGCTCAGAAGATTGTGCAATATCAGGCGGTTTTGCAGTTGGCTCAGAATGCACCCGGTATCTACAATATGCCCCAGTTGCACCGCCAAATGCTGGATGTGCTGGGCATCAGGAATGCTCAAAAGCTCATCCCCTTGGAAGATGATCAGAAGCCTCGTGATCCATTGAGCGAGAACATGAATGCCATGATGGCAAAGCCACTCAAAGCTTTCATCTACCAAGACCATGAAGCTCATATTGCTTCACACATGAACTTCCTGCAAGACCCCAAAACGGCGGCAATGATTGGGCAAAGTCCCAATGCACAGCAAATCTCCTCCAGTCTGCAAGCGCACATTGCGGAGCATTTTGCTTACCAATACCGCCAAGAGATCGAACAGCAGGTTGGCGCACCCCTGCCATACCTGTCTGATGATGATGACGAACTTCCACAAGAGTACGAAATTCAGATCGCCCGTCTGGTATCTCAGGCAAGTCAGCAATTACTTCAGAAAAATCAAGCAGAGTCGGCTCAACAAAAGGCCGAGCAACAACAGCAAGACCCAATCATCCAGATGCAAATGCAGGAATTGGGGCTCAAAGCCGAAGAAATCAAGCGAAAAACAGCCAAAGACCAAGCAGATACAGCCCTCAAACAGGCTCAATTGCAGGTCGAACAAGCCAAATTGGAGGTGCAAACCAACTTGGAAGGCCACAAGCTTGGAGTCAAGATTGCCCACGACAAGGCGACTTTGGCTCAAAAAACTCAAGCAGAGCAAGAAAAACTCAACCTTGGCGGTCACCGGCTGGGCTACGAAATGGCCTCAAGCAAAGACCGTTTAAACAGAGAGTCATTGTTTAAACTGCATGAGGCAAAAACAAAACCACAACCCCCAACGACAGGTGAGTAATGGATAACTTTGACGTAATTGTGAAGAATATTGACGACAAGATTTACCAATTACGGGATTTTGTAGCCACAGGGAACGTAAATGAACTGTCGGAGTACAAGGCAACGTGCGGTCAGATTCGAGGTCTGCTGATTGCACGGGAATTCGTATTAGACCAAAAACAAAAGATGGAGAGATTTAATGAATGACTTTTCAAGTGTCGGCACGAGGCTGGCAGAAGAAAGCGCATTGAGAGAGGTCGCACCTTTGACCCACGAAGAAAAGGCAAAACAACTCCCAAACCCCACTGGATACCGCATTCTTTGCGCTATTCCTGAGCAGGAAAAGGAGTATGAGAGCGGCATCCTTAAGGCCGAACTCACTGTGCATAACGAAGAAATCCTGACCACCGTGTTATTTGTGGTCAAGCTTGGTGCTGATTGCTACAAAGACGAAAAAAGATTCCCCAACGGTGCTTGGTGCAAAGAGGGTGATTTTGTTCTTGTTCGTCCACACGCTGGAACCAAACTTGTCATACACGGTAAAGAATTCCGCATCATCAACGATGACTCCGTTGAAGGCATTGTGGAAGACCCCCGTGGCATCAAACGCAAATAAGGAGCGCACATGAGTACATACAAAGGCGAAGAATACAAGTTTCCCGATGAGATGGATGCTTCAGAAGAGCTTGAAATTGAAATTGAGGATGACACCCCCGAGCAAGACCGTGGCAAAACGCCATCCGATCCAAAGTTCGTAGAAGAGCTGGACAAGGATGAGCTGGACGAATACTCCACCGCCGCCAAGCAAAAGATTGCCGCCTTCAAAAAGG